GGGCGGTTTGCACAGCGCCCGCCGTGGCGTCGTGGGAAATCGGCGCGGTGTCTTGGCCGTCCACACGCAACACGAAGAAGCCAGACGTCGGGCGGGCATCGACAAATCCGATGGAGGCGCGGATGTGTGTCACAATCCTCTGGACTTCGATGGGCGATCCTTCGAGCGATTCGGCGAAGCGTAGTCCGATACGCACCTTGTCCCCCTGGACGAAGGCCGGGAATGAAATCGCGCTGCCGCCAAGCGTCGTGGTCAGCCTGCGAGTGGTGAGATTGGCGTAAACGGTGGCCTGCATGGGGATGTCCTGCCCATGCCCGCCGCGTCAACTCACAGCTCGAAATAAGCAGCGTCGAACTTCGCCATGACGTAGGGAAACGGCGGCTCCAACCCAGCTGCCTGCTCGGCTTCCTCCTCTTCCTTGCCCAGGCGCTTGGCGAGAAGCCGCTGTTCCTTGTCGAGGCCGAGGCCGTCTTTGGTTTCATCACTCATAGCGACCAGAACCTCCCTGCCAGATTGCGGTTGCGCAGCACTTGGAGCGCTTCGTTGAAGGTGTCGTTGCCGGGTGCGAGCAGGCTGCTGAAAATCGAATCAGCGATGCCGCCCAAGAGGCCGGTTCGGAGTTGGATTGGCTGGATGGGTGTCGGGTCCGGAATCCGTTGCGGCGCGTGGCATAGGTTCCAGAACTGGTCATGCTTCACTAATGCGGTCCAGGTGTCATCCATCGGCAGATCGGGTGAATATCCGGGTGGCGAGAGAAAATAGATGGTGGCGATCTTGATAGCGTCGAACTCTGGATCAGCTGTTCCTTCCAGCAGGTTGCCCATATCGACCTCTACAATCGGCTTGTATTTGGATGTCACGGTCAGCCACGGGCGTTTCCGCGGAGGCGTTGATCTGCCATAGTTGATGACGAGCAACGCACTGTAACTGTCGAGGAAGGGATTTCCTTGGATGACATCCAGCTTGGCCGCCGCACGGTCCACGTAGAGCACCACGTCACAGGCACTCAGCAATGGCGGATCGCCGGCCGATTCGTATTGAACCTCCTGAATGCCGGAATTGAGGTTGCCTTGGAACACGACCTTTTCATCGGTCACGCCGAACTGAATGAAGAACTCGGGCACGGACTCGAACTCCACGGCGATGTTCCCCGACGTCGAAACCGAAACCGATTCGGCATCCGCTCCCTTGCCGATGATGCGGGTTCCGGAGACGACGATTTGCGGTGACTCAGTGATGAGCGCGTCCACCGATTGATCCTTCTCGGGGCGCGCTCCGGTTTCCTCTTCGATCCGGTCGAGCGTGCGCTCCGAGGCGAGCATCGCCAGGGTGGAGATTTCCGGTTCCACCCCGTTAACGAAGCCGGGGCGAATGCGGAATACCCACTTCTCAGCGATGTCGCTCCATTCCGGCACGATGGTCCACGGATGCACCCAACGCCGCGACGTTCTGACAAACCGCAGCGGTAGTCGCCGCGACACCTCGTCGATCATGTCGTTCCAGGTCTTGTGATTGATTATGGAGACCTTGCGCTTCATGTCGGGATAAACAGGTGGCGACCTGCGGCTTTTGCGTTCGGGTCTTTCTTGAGATCGGCTTCGCTCGGACGGCGTTCCTGGAACTCGTAGCGGATATTGTGGTGGACGATCTGGAACACCTCCTCGATGGAACCGCCGTCAGACGATGCCCGCAGGAAAGCGAGCGGATAGTAGCCGAAGCCGTCGAGCGGACCTTTGGCGGAGTCGGCCTGAACGATTTCGACGTTCTCACTCACTTGCTCGCCGACCTTGTTTTCCTTTACGCCGGAAATCCCGCCGCTCACCGATTGCTTCACCTTGAGTGAAATGTAAATCCGCCCGTCCTTGGATGCCTTCTTCGGATCCAGCTTCAGCGCCGGATAGTCCTTGCCGCTCTCGCGGTTGCCGTCCTTGTCGCGGTTGTCGATGCGGCGTTTCTGCCCGCTCTCTGTGATGACGGGAATCAGATCGTTGACGGTCCCGGGCGAGACTCGCACCGATGATCCGCTAACCATGACGCGGAACGGATGTCGGAACATCTGGTTGTCGCGGACGCGCACAATGGTCCCGTGGGGCGTGACGCGCACGTCAATGCCATTGTCGGGAATCACTCGAAGCGAATCGACCCAGCGCACGAGGCGTTCCCACGCGTCGCGCACCTTCTCGCCCTTGCGCACTTTGATTTCTCGCGTCGTCATTGTTTGCTGGCCTTCTCATAGATCTCCTCAACCCAACCGCTCGGCGGTGAGAGCAGCCATTCGTTTTCGATGCGCCAAACGTCGCCGTTCTGTGAAATCTTCGGGGGCATCGCCATCCATGTGCGGCTGCCGAAATCGACTTCAGCAATCGAGTCCGGCGCTCCCGGGATGCTGGTATAGACTTTCCCGATGTCGTTGATCGCGTTCTTGGGGATCTGCTTCGCCGACCATGTGCGGGTGACGCGCGCGGTCATCACGGCATAGGTCGAGGTGCCGAACATCGGATTCTTCTCGCCGGGTTTGGCTTTTCCCTTTCCGCCGAGTCCACCCTTACCCTTGGCCTCCTTGGGCATGAACTCAGGGAACTTGAGCGGGCCGCCTGGTTCCTCGTAATAGCCGCCGTAGGTCGCCTTGATTTCCTTGAGATTCGGATGCGACTCCAGCGGCTCTTCAGAAAAATCAAAACCGAGGTTCCATTGTTCGGTTTCCGCAGGTTCGGGTTCCTCGTCACCGGCGTATCCCTTGTAGGTGACGGTGACGATCCAGCCGTCGGTGCCGTCGTTGAGTGCCTGCCAGGTGCGTCCCTGTTCGACCAACCCGTGAAACCGCGCATGCCCGACCGTGGTGACTTCGCCGATGCTCTTGGCGTGATACGACACGGCGAATGTCGAAATCATGTTTTCGTCCCTGCCGCCGCTTGCGCCTTCGAGAATGGTGTTCTCTGCCATGGCTTACGCGAAAACCGCCTCCCCCGGTGTCGTGGTGTTGCCCCTGTTCTTGGTGTTGTCGTGGATCTTCTTGAGCCAGTCGGTCTGCCGCTTGTTTTCCTCTAGCAGCCCTGCGTTTGCGCTGCGGCCGAAGAGCATGTTCATGGATTGTGCGAAAGAACCTAACTGTCCTGACCCGCCACCCACCGTCGCCGTGACAACCGGTGTATCCGAGGATTTGGCCATGCCGATCTCCTTGCCCGCCTTCGCCGGTGGGATTGCCGCTTTGATGCGCTCCACGGTGTCGCCGAACTCGCGCTTCATGCCGGATGTGTCGATGGCTTCCGCGGTGTTGGCGAAAGTCTCATTGAAACGGGTCTTCACGTTCTCACCGGCTTCTGCCAGACGTTGAGCAATCTTCTGGGCGGCAGGTTCCAACAGGTCACCGGCCTTCGAGAACCGCGCCGCCGCGTCTTCGTCGAGGATCGCCGCGCTCTCGCGGATCGTCTTCTGGATGCTGTTGAACGCATCCTCCTTGCCGAACAACTCGGCCAGCGGGCGCGCCACCTCGATGATTTCCGAGAATCCTTTTTGAAGGAAGCTGATGGCTGATAGAAAAATCCCGATGATGGCATTGCCCATCCCGCTCCAGAATTCGGGAGTCGTGAGGATTTGGAAATAGGTGACCGCCGTCTTGAAATACTCGACGATGTATTGGCCGGTGGCGGCGATGGTTGCCCGCAGGGTGGCCCACAGGAAATTCACGCTCTGCGCGAAGGCCAGCTTGAGCGACGACCAGACAAGATTGAGAGCCTCGCCGCTGCGGAAGATCGCGACCAGGAACTGGCCGGCTTCGGCCAGCTTGGGCTTGGCCATTTCCACGAATTCAAGGAACTGCGGCGTGATGGATGCGAGTGCTGCCGCCAGTGGTTTGCCCACTTCCTCAAAACCCTGATTCAACGCGGCCTTGATCTGGACGGACGCATCCGCGGTCGCCGCCGCCGTGCCGCCGACTTGCTTTTCGATGGCGGCGAGAACCAACGCCTGCGCCTCGTGCATCCGGTTGGATTCGGCCAGAGTCTTGATCTTCGCTTTCTCATCTTCGGTGAAGGTGATGCCTGACCGCCGCAATGCAGCGAGTCCATTGACCGGATCGTTCAGCGCCTTGCCAAGCTGGACGGCGTTCTGTTCGGCAGCGCCAAAACCAGCCGCCGCCATGTCCACGGCCGCCTGGGTGGCCCGATCAAAATTGCCGCCCAGCTCGTCGGCAGTGTTGGCGAGTTCCTTAAACGTGAGCAGCTTCGCCTGGGTGAGTTGGATCGCATTGCCATCCACTCCGGTTTGCAGCTCGATCTTGTCCGCGAGGTTGTTCAATCGTTCGGCCACCGCGTCGGACTGGTCGCCAAACAGACCCATCGACTTGGCGATGTTGCGCACGCGGGCGTCGGCGGAGTTTGCCGCTTCGCCTGACAGGATCAGCTTGTAGGTCAACGCGCCAATCGCCGCGCCTGCGGCTGCCACAGCGGCGGCGACAACTGCCGTTCCCTTGGCCACGGATTTCATGGCGCTGCCCATCGACGCAAAGCCCTTGGAAGCGCCCGACGACATGCCGGCCATCGAGTTTTTTAAGCCCGTCGTTTCCGACTTGGCAGTCTTCAACGCGGACTGGAATCCAGCCGTGTTGAGCGTCAGCAGTGCGGTGAGTTTGGCCATCCGGCCACGGGTGGCATGTCAATCGAAGCCGGACTTGCCCTTCACGTTGGCGAAGAAATAGAGCAGCCGTTTTTCCATGGAACGGGTCTGTACCCGGAGCGCTGCATTCACCCGTGCCCGCAGGCCATTGACCTTGGCGGCCCACTCGACGGCATTGGTGATCGACGCGCTGATCTCGCCATCCTTCACCGTGATGTCGGTGCTTCCCGGCGCGGCATGGCGCGACACCCACGCGGGCACTCGGATTTTTCCAACGCTCTGCGCCGCCGTGGCCCACGCAGATGCCAGGTAACCTACCCGTGCCTTCTTCGCCTTGATCAACTCGGCAATCAGCGCCTTCGGTGCCTTGAGCTTGGTGCCGCCCTTGGCCACGCGCATAGTCCCGCTCTTTCGCCGCGACTTGAGCACCGAACGCATTTGCGCCAACGAATCCACATCCGCCCGCTTCGGATCGGACACACCACGAAACACGGCGCGGATGTCGCCCACAATCGCCTGCTCACCCAGCTTCTTTGCCTTCACTCCGCGTGTGCTGCCACGGCTAGGAGGCGTAAAATCCAACAAGTGCCGGATGAAGCCGCGGACCTGTTCCTTCATGAACGTCTCACCGTCGCGCTTCGAGTAAAGGGCGAGACGGTCGGCGGCGCGCTGGAACTCATCGACATGCAGTTTGAATTTCACTTCATCACCCATCGTCATCGTCGCCATCGTCAACCATGCGGTCGATGAGTCCGATCAACTCGTCCGGCGCGAGTGCCTGGATCGCCTCTTCGGTGGCTGGTTCAAGCGTCCAGAGATTGGCCGCTTGGAGCGAGCAATGGTAATACTGGAGGGCACGCGCCATCGGCAGCCGCCAGATGATGAAGTCCTCGCTCCAGCCGGTGTCCTTGGCGATGGTGAACACCGCGCTCGCCAGCCAACCGGGGTTCAGGACTTTCCCGGCGCATCGTCCTCGCTGGACGGATACTTGCTTTCGACGCGGACGCTGGTTGCAGCGAGCATCGCGTTGATCCGGTTGATCTCCGCCATCAATCCCGGGAGCATGTCGAAAGTGACATTGAGAGAAAACTTGAGCACACAACGATCCACGGTGCCGTCACGGACGGCGTCCGCGATGTCATCTTCGTCAGCCGACTGCATCCATGCGAAGGCCATGATTTGCCGCTGCTCTTCCAAATCATCGAGATCCAACGGTGGATCATCCTTGCCACGGGTGAACATGGTGAGTTTGAGCAGAAAGGCGAGTTGCATCGAGCCCATGGTGTAAGGACGCAGCTTGAGGTTGCCGATCCGGCGTTCGCCGTTGTCGATCATGCCGGTGGCAAGTTGAAGTTCGCGGTCGTTCATGATGTTAGAATTCGGAAAGGATTTGCTCGCGGGTGGCTTTCGACGCCTCATCGGAGCCGCTTGGAACGATGGCGATGCGCTTGCCTTTGCGGATCAGCAGCATCGGGCGCATAGTCTTGACCTTGTCGAGCAGCCGGTTGTGCTGGTCGTTCATCGCCCGCAGGTAGGCGATGGGGTGGTTCGCGTTGGCCTCGCACCAGGCGAGTGATTCGTAACGCTTGCGGAACTCGTCGAACGTGATGCTTTCCGCTCCCTCAATGGGTTCGAAGTGGAGTTTCGCCGCGCCGTCCATGAGCCAGGTGACGGTGCGCTTCGCGCCGTTGGGTGTCTGCTCGACGGTGTCCGAATAGGCTGCTTCGGTTGCGAACATGCCCCCGCTGGACAGGGCGGCGGCGACCAGTCGGGTGTTGCGGCTTTCGGTGGGCTTCGTGTCGTGGTCGCGCACGACGCTGATGGTGGTTCCTTCTTTCATGGGTGATCGTTGAAGCTGGATGCGTCATGCCGCGCCTGCGGCGGGATGGTTCACTCCCGACAGTTCGAACGAGTTATAGTCCTCGTTGGTCTGGGAGTTCTTGACGGTAGTGATGATGGTGGTGCCGCCCGTGATCTGTTCGGGCACGTAGGCAGCGGAGGCTCCACCCAGCAGGGATTCATCAGCGACACCCCGACCCTTGACGCTGAAACTGAAGGACGGGTCGTAGCGGTTGCCCGTCTCGAATGCGCCGTCGCTCTTCTTGATGATCTTGTGTTCGAGCTGCTTCTGCACGTCCACGCTCTCCACCAGGGCGGCGGTGACGCACTTGACTCCGATTTCGTTGAAGGCGGCGGGCATGGAAGTTTTTAGTGTTAGATGTCGTCGTAGGCGACGGCCTGAATCTCGAAGCCTGGAAAGTCGTCGTTGCTTTCCGTCACTTTGACGGAGGTCACGAACGAGACGCCCTTGGTGATCGCCCCTGCGGCGACATCGCCAAAATTCACGGTGCCTTTTCCGGATAGCGTGATGCTGCGGGTGATGAGCTTTTTCGGCTTTGCCACCACGGTCACGCCAAGGGAATCCCGCAGCGTAGCCACTTCGATGGATGAGTCAGCGGACGCTTCCTGGGCGTGACCGGTGGCGGGCGCGAGTCCGTGCAGGTTGGTGACTCCGAAGGTGGCGGGCATGACTCTTACGGCGTGTTGTCAACCGGCGTCCAATCCACTCCGAGAATCCCTTCGATGGTGGTGAGCCATCTATCGTCATCGGTGACGGCGGTGGAGTTCGCCTTCGTCCTGAATCCGCCGACCGTGAATCCGCTCGCCGCAGGCAATGCACCTTCCATGATCCCCTTCACCGCTCCGGCGAGCGTGGCATGTTGCGCCCGGTTGTCGGTGGGTGACGAAACGAGAATTTTGACCGTCGCCCGGTGCAAGGGGCCGACTACGTTTTCAATCGAGTCGGCCAGGACAAGAATCGCATGGGATTCGGGCGTGCGGATGTCGGAGGAAGTCCCGGTGAACACCTCGGGCGCGGGAGTGAGCTGCGCGGTGGTGAACAGACCGGCCAGGTAATCTTCGATGGCTTGATTCATGGTGGTGATTTCAGCGGCGGGCCACGCGGTATTCGATGATGCCGGAGCCGGGCTTGCGGTTGATTTCCTCGATCTTGTGGCGCTCTCCGCCGATGAGGATCGTGTCGTTATGCGCGGGTGGCGGAGTTGGCAGGTGTGCCACAAGCAATCTAACGGTGAGTGCGCCGTCCTGGGTGAAGCCGCCTTCCTCAAGATCAACGGCCAGTCCGCTTGGCGAGACCATCGCCTGATAGTCCTTGCCTCCGATGGTCACCGGCACGCCCGCGTCACGCAGGATTTCAACGAATGCCTCAGCGGCGGCGGTTTGGATCGCGTTCACCCACCGCGCACGGTGTCAATCACACTGAAAAGAAACGCCCCCTCCCGGTTTCCCGAGAAGGGGCGGACATGCCTAAATGCGCTAATGTCGGCTAAATCGCCGCTGAAATCAAAGAATTAGCAGATCTTGCGGACCTCCGGATTTATCCGGGCGAACGAGTTTAAGCGCCAAGTCTCTTGTTAGTCCGCAAGTATCCATAAGGATTCGAATACCGGCTTCATCGGCGACTGATGCAACCGATTCTAGCATTTCATCATGAAGATGACTGTCTGTCTTCTGTCCATCTGCTTCAGAAAACAAAACTTCTTCTTTTTCGCTCGAAGAATTGTCTTTGTTATTCATATGCTATCCTTGCTTCTTATTTCTAGCGCGTTTTGCCGCCCTCTTACGTTTTACTGTTCGTAGGCCTGTGGCGAAATCATTGAACTCCTCCCAACGGATTTTACATGGGATCTGTTTGCCGCGTGGTAGCCACTCTAGCTTGCCTTGGAACACGCTCAAAACTCCCAAGAGGCCATCTTTCGTTTTTACTTCGATAGGCACTACTGCGGTTCTTCCAATTTTTGTTTCAGGGATGGATATTTTTACGATGTTTGCCATGGTTTTTGGGGCTATTGGTTCCTTTCTTCCGGACCAATAGATAGTAAACTTTTGGCCCTTCGGAGCAAGGTAAATCATCGTTTTTTCGATCCGTTTCGACACGCTCAATCAGCTCCTTATGCAGAGCGATACGTGCCAGCGAGGTTTGGAAAATCCAACCTTCTAGCCGCCTGGCCTCTGGGGGGGGATATCGAATTTAGAATCGCGTCAATCACAGGGATTCGGGCGTGGAAAAACAACAAAATTTGGCATGAAAATCATGCTGAAAATCAGTCGTTTTTATTCGTAATTTTGACCTAAATTTGCGATAAAAATCCGCTATGAAACTGAAGAAAAACGAGCCTAAATCGCCATCGGATTCTCCCCTCAAAAAAGGTCGTGCCCCGAGGAAGGCGGTTCCTATTTACACAGAAGAAGACAGGGAAAATGCTGAAAAGGCGATGGAGGACTTCTTGGCGAAGTGGGGTCAGAAACCAGTTGGCGGACGGATGGTGTTGAATAATGAAATAGGACTCAAATGGAAAAACCCAATTTGGCTTGAGGTTGATGAGGTGATCCGAGAGCTCGATCCAGGGCAATTCAACAGTTTCGCCTGCCTTGCACGTCCCGGGAATACATACATCCAATGCCTTCGCGGTTTAAACGGTTGGCACCTAGAGGCGAGAATCACATGGAAAAGCCCTAACGATTATAGCCACCTGCGAGCCTGCCGCCCCGGCGGTTCCGAAAAGCCTCGCGCTCTCAAGCAAGTCAATTACGTGAGCCGGGGGGAGTTTCGGGATCTTCTGAAACTGGAAGATGTGCTTGCCGCGTTTCAAGCGTTCCACGCAAACAAGATAATGCCGCCGTTGATATGGCGACCGATTGATATTTGATCGATGAGAATTACCCAGCCCTCCACATCGACAACACCCCCTCCCGGTTTCCCGAGAGAGGGTGATGGATGCCAATCGAACTCCAAAGAAGCTTATGGTTTGACGATCCGCTTGAGGGCGTCGGTCTTGGCCGGGGCGAAGCCGTAAAGACATTCGAGGGTGACGAAGATCTTGTTGGCACGGGTGTCGGTGAAGCGCAGGTAGCCGAAGGTCATGCCCGTGGTGGGATCGGTGACGGCACCGGCTTGCTGGTAGTCAGCCACCGGTTGGAGGTAGCGCATGGCCACCGCGACGGCGCTGGAGTGGGCGGCGAAACCAACGAGTTTTTCCGCGTGATCCGATGGGATGAGGGACGTCTCGTGGAGGTTGAAACCGGCAAGCCGCTTGACCATGCCTTCGGTGACAGCCGGGGCGTTGAGGTTCAGGTTGAAACTCTTGGCCACGATGTCGTCGGCGAGCATGTTGGTGTAGTAGCCGGCATCGAGCACCAGTGAGCGCGGGTTGGGTGGCATCTTGGCCTCGCCGCACTTCTGGCGGATTTCGAGCACCTTCTTGTAGTCGAAGGCGGTAGCAGCGAGCGCGGCGATGCTGGGACCACCGAAGTTGGCGAGCGTGATGCAACTGAAGATGTCCACCAGCACGTCCTGGGCGAGTTGTTGGGCGGCGGCTTCCACCAGGGCTTCGAGCGCGTTGAGCGAGGTCTCGGCGGATTCCCTGGCGGTGACGTGGACGGTCTTGTATTTGTGGCGGTTGAGCGTGACAGGAACCACGGTGACCGTGGAATCGGCATTGGCCGAGTAGTCGCCTGCGAAGTCGCTTGAAGTGCTGGGCGCGCCGACGAGCGGAACGCGCACGGTGTCGAGCTTATCGGCAGGCTGCGGACTAAAATCGGTGGAGAACGCCGTGACCGGCAGAAGGTTCGACATGAAGGGCATGAGCGCCCGTTGGGCGACCTTGATGTCTTTGACGTTGGTGAGGGTGTTGGACATGGCGTGTTATCAGGCTTGGTGTTTGAGGATGAGGGCTTGTTGTTCGGGAGTGAGCTTGCGCCAGAAGGCGGTCTGCTCGGCGGGATCAGTGATGGCGGCGAAACGCGCGTGGAGGTCCGCAGCCTGGGAGGCATCTCCGGCAGGTGTCACTTGAGCGGGCATCGTGGTGCCGGTGGAGGCGACGACGCGGGCGACTTCGAGTTGCAGTTTGCGGTCGAAATCAGTTTGCGATGCTTCCAGATCAGTGATGCGTGATTGCATCGAGGTGACTTGCACCTTTGCGGCATCCCGCTCGGTGATGAGATTGACGGATTGGCTCTTCGCGTCATCGCGCTCCGCTTTCAGCGTGTCGATTTCGGCGGCAAGCAGCTCCACTTCGCCACGCAGCGAATCGACGCTGGTCGATGCTTCATTGAGCAGTTCGGTCTGGGCTTGGTGGTCCCGCTGCAGGTTGGCGACCTGAGTGCGGGCTTCGGCGAGTTCGTCTTCGATGGTCTTCATCGACCGTGATGCCGTGTCAACCGATGCGTGATAGACGCGCAGGCGGCGCATCGCGTCGGCGCGGTCGGAAACCATGCCTGCCAGGTTGTAGCGTTGAGCCTGTTTGCCGCTGAAGGTCTGGCCTTCCATGGCTTCGGCTGGAATGGCACGGCCACGAGAAAGCACCGCGTCATGAAACTCGGCCGCGATCTCGGCGAGGTTCGATTGAATCAACTCGCGCTGGTCGTCTGTTAGCGGAGTGCCGGGCGCACCCATCGCTTTGTATTTGCCGACGGAGAAGATCTCCACTTTGAGGCCCGCCTTGTCGAGCGCAACGGTGTTGTCGATCACCGCCTGCACGACACCGATGGATCCAACTTGAGCGGATGGTGTAGCGTAGATGGCGCGGGCCTGGCTGGCGATCCAATAGGCCGCCGAGCACATGAGCCCGGACGAGAACGCATATACAGGTTTGCTTCCATTCAAAACCTTCACCGCCGCCGCGAGTTCCGGCGTGCCGGCCACAGTGCCGCCAGGCGAGTCGATGTTGAGAAACACCGCCTTGATGTCCTCGCGTTCCCCCGCTTCGCGCAGAGCTTCACCGATGTCCTCAGAACTGGTTGCACCAAAGAAGATCCGGGCAAAGAGATCGGGCTTGCGAAGGATCGGCCCTTCGATGGCAACCACGCCGATGCCATCCTCAATGGTAAGCAGCGGGCTTTCGGATGCCTGCTTCGGGAGGAATCCGCCGCGATCTACCAGTCCTCGCAAGGACGCAGCCATGGATTGCAGCGCTTCAGGTTGGATCAGCCACTCGCGATGTTGAATTACCGGGTTCACGCCCGGATGGCGTTGTCAACGGCCAGGCGTTGGCTCTTCCTGCTCCGGGAGTGTCACAGGCATGCCATTTGGTTTCCATAGCATGTCCACTGGCACGCCGTATTTCGCCGCTGTATCCAGGATGAGCTTGGCATCGCTGGCGCGCCGTTCGATTTCTTCGCCGAAGTCTGCACCTTGTTCGTTGAAGTGATCCGAAAGAGTTTTCAGGCCCATTTCCACGTCGGCACGGTTTTGTTGCGCCTCGCGTCCGGCGTCCACGGTCACGCGCTTGGGAGGAACGGAGCTGATCTTCCACCAGCCTGGCACCGGTGGCAGGAAGCCGCGGGCAATGGCATCGCCGATCACATAGGCCCAAACCGGTTTGATGAGTCGGCTTTCGAGAATCATCTGGCGGAATGAGAAACGGCGATCCGCTTTTGCAACGATCAATCTAACACCAGCGCCCCCGATCTTGCTGGAATCCGCCGCGAACTCGAAGGGAATCATCCCAAGCGCGGAGTCACGCCGCAGGTGTTCCAGAAAACCGGTGAAGGTTGGCGATGGTCGATTCGATTGAAAACTGTCGAGAGATTCGTCAGGCCTGAGAGCCACCAGTTTTCCGCCGACGATGCGTTGCAGCGAAACGGGGTCGCTCGACTCACTGCTACCGGCAGCGCCACCGACCACGAAGTCACCGTTGTCGTCGATCTCGCCGCGAGCCGTCTTGAGGATGCGAGCGACGTCCGCATTGTCTTTGACCGCGTGCTTTTCGAGGGCGAGCAATTCCATTTCATCGAGCACATGATTGATCGAATGCTGGATCGTCGGGTGAGAGCGGACACCACCGGCCCACTCGGGTTCGTGGATATGGAGAACCGACGCGGCGGGCAGATCACGGTGTTTGCTGTTGTCCTCCAATGTGCGATAGAAAACCGGTGCGCCCCACGCATCGAGGCCGACTCCGTCGATGGTTTCTTGTGAACCGAACTGGTCGCCTACGCGGTGGGATTCGATCAACTGGATGCGTGGTTCGCCTTGGGCATCCCGGGTCTTGTGGATGAAATACTCGCCGTCGATGTCCATGCCGCGGCAAACTAGCGCCTGGCACTCCTCGAACGAAAACCGGCGCGTCACCTCACAACGGGGTGCCCACATGGCGAAATAGGCTTCCGCTGTCCGGTTCCACTCCGGGTCGGGTGATTGCGCCTGAACGCGGATGCCGTCGCCAGTCGAGTAGATCGCCATGTTGGCAACGAGTTCACGCACGAAGCCGCTGTTCTTGTGCATGTATCGCGACTTGCGAACCAACTCGGTGCGGACACCCGGCGTGAGTTCGTTGCGGGCGTCGGTTGGTGACGCTCCTGGCACACTCCCGCGACGAGGAGACCAGTTTACCGATTCGTATGGTGAGCCCCATGCCTTCGGCACGAAAATAGGTGGCAAGAGCAGGTGCGCGATGTGCTTGAGGCGGTTCATTTCGGGAGATAGCCGGAGATGAAGGAAGCAGCGGCGATACGGGGTTTGCCGTAGGTGGCCGGATCGAGCACGCGGAGCGCATGGCCGCATTCTTCAAGCACCTGATCGACCGGCATGGTGAACTGCTTCGATGCCGAGCTTCCCGCCTCGTTCCAGGTCATGAGGGTCTTGCCTTCGAGCAGGAATTCCTTCGCCCGCTGCTGGATGGCAAGCACCTCGGAGATTGTGAATCCGGTGATGAAGAGTCCGCGTGCCATGGGTCAGTTGCCTTTCCATGTGGCATTGCGTCCCCGCGTGTCGATGTGGACGAAACCGGACGATGGATAGAGGCCGAGGCCGCCGATGAACTTGCCCGCCTTGCGCCATTCAAGCAGACGGTCATAGACTCGCTGCGGGCTGATGCCGTCGAAAGCGATGTCGAGCGCCGTGAACTCCTTGTGTTGGCTGAGTGGAGCGCCGCCGACCGTCTTGTTATAGGCCGGGGCGCGATACGAACTCAGGATGCGGCACGGTCTGCCGAATGATTCGCGAAGCTCGTCCACGATGCGAAGCGTCGGAACGATGTTCTTCCACAATCGCCTCGGCGGCGGACTGTTCTTCACGCCGTTTCGCTCGCGGGCGAAATAGCTGGTGAACTCACCCGCACCGAAGTGGCGAAACCCCTGGGCTGCGAACCATTCATTGAACGAGTTCATGGCTTACTTGGAAGTGCGAGGTTCGACCACGATTTCAAATCGGCCGTCCGGATGAACGGTTAGCCGCCCATCCTTGCTGATGAATTCACCAGTGACCGCAGGGGGCGTGGCGCACGAGGCGAGGAACGGAACGGTCAGCACCGCCATGGCGAAGCAGAACAGCCCGACCTTGAACGATTTGTTGGGCTTGCCGTCGTCGAAGAGGTCGCCGAGAACGACAACCAGTTCCTTCAATGCCAGCGCGGCGGGACCAGCGATGAGCAGGTATTGCGCCTTATCCGCGTCGAGCAGATTGGCGAAGCCCGAGAGGTCAATCGCGGCCATTGTGGTGAGACCGGAACCAAGGAAGGTGAGAAAGCGTAGGATCGTGACGGTTTTCATAACTCCCCGTCCGGGGTGTCAACCGGGGCGGCGGCGATGGACTCCCGTCCGACAATCTTGAGCATGGTCGCGGCAGCGGCTTGTTCCGCTTCGCAGTCGAAGTAGTGGTTCGGCCGCGAGCCGATTTGCTTCCACATCCATTGGCCCTTTTCCTTGATGCGTTGCTCGCTTTCCAGTTGGGCGAGATAGTCGTCGTCGATGTCGTCCGGCACTTCCCATGTCGGGCCTTGGTTCGGATCCTGATTGCGACGCAAGCGGGCGAGCGTGTCCTTGATGTTGAGGTTGCTCCAGTAGTGAACGTGGCAATGCTGGCGATGCGACAACACCACCTTGCGCCTGGGCGAGTAGAACCGCTGGACGGTTTTTCCGTCGCGTCCCTTGTGCGGATAGACCGGGCGGCGGTCGCCGATCAATGCCACCCATCCCCGCTTGGCGCACTCTCGATAGACGTCGTAGGTCGCATAGCCGGCGTCGAGAAACACGAGACTTGGATGCACCTCGAAGCGTTCCTGCAACACGTCGATGTCGGTGAAAGTCAGGATGCGTTCATTCCACATGAGGCGGCTAGATCCCTCCGCCGACCACGAGCGGACAACGATGAACAGGTGATCCATTTGGCAGTCCACCGTGATGAAGCGCAGCGGGATCAATCCGGTGCGCTCGGGCAGCGGTGCGGCGAGGATTTTACCCGTCTTCGGATCAATCGCGCCCTCTTCCTCCCACGTCTCGCCGCGCTTGTAGCCGGATTTGA